CTGAAAATCGTTTATATTGTTCTGAAGAATGTAAAATAGCGTGTCCGATATATGGAAAAAAGAAATTCCAAGAAGGGCATCCATTAAAAAATCAAAATTCATCGAGAGAAGTTCAACCTGAATTACGTCAAATGGTTTTTGAGCGGGATAATTATACTTGTTTGAAATGTAAAAGAAAAGAGATAGTTTTACACTGTCATCATATTGAAGGTATTAGATGGAATCCGATTGAAAGTGCAGATATTGACCAATGTATGACAGTATGTAAAACATGTCATAAAGAAATTCACCAACAGGAAGATTGTAAATATAGTGATTTACAATGTAAAAAGGCAGCTTAATGAAGAATTATTTTTATTATAATGTATTAAGAAACACAATAATCCAGTTCATGGACGCATTTAACGACATACAAATTGCAAGATATGACCCTGATACCGGAACACTTGTAAAATATGTCGAAGTTCCATTGAAATTATGGGCAAAAGAAAAAGCATGGTATTGGATAAATGATTCAAATATACCTGAAGGTGGAACATTTGATGAAAAATTGCCTATTATGTCAGCAGAAATTCTTTCTATTACTTATGATGCTACACGGCAAACGAATCCTTTTAGCAAAATTACATTGAATACAACAGCTTCTTCAGCAGCGAGTGCAGCAGTAGATGCAGGGCAATTGACAAAATTATTAAATCCTGTTCCATATAACATAGCTTTTTCTATAAGAGTATGGTCATTATATATGGTAGATGTTGACCAGATATTAGAACAGATACTTCCATTCTTTTCACCTACTATTCAATTGAGAATAAAAATAGCTCAACTTGATATAGCGTTTGATGTAAAAGTTGTATTTGAATCTGCTACTCCCGAAATAGACAGTGAGTATGGAGATGAAGACAGAAGGGTAATCAAATGGAACTTGGATTTTAATGTTCAAACTTATTTGTTCAAACCAGTAGAAATAACTAAACTTACAAAATCAATATTTATAAATGAATACACAAGTGATGAACAATGGGCTGCAAGACAAACTGATTCTTTGTTTACTTCTGGTGCATCAGCAGGTGAAGCAAAATCATTAGTCGGTTATCATCCATATTATGATACAGACGGAAATAAATTATTTAATTATGAATTGTTTACAGTATAGGAGTAAGAGATAAATAATGAAGCACAAATTACTTATATTCATAATAACTTTGATGCTCATGTTAGGAGTAGGTTGTGAGATTAACTTTAATGGTTCAGAACTTGATTTTGAAGATGAACAACGAACTCATACACTGAGTGATGGAAGAGTTGTTTTTCCCACAGAAATCGAGAAAGGAGATATTGTAGCTCACCTTATAGCTTTACAAGAAGACCGAGATTATCATATTATTGTTGATAGTTTTGGGGGAAATGCTTTCGATTCAATAGCAATCATGAATAGAATTGCAGAATTACGAAATAAAGGGTTTATTATTACAACTGAGGCATATGGCTACACTTTGAGTGGTGGGGTTTTCATATTTATAATGGGAGACATAAGAATTATTCATAATGGTGCTTCTATTATGTTTCATGGTTCTGGTGTTAATAAATATAAAAAACGAGATTCTTTACGAACATTAGTACTCACAGGAAAAAGTGATTTAGAACAACATGTAATAGATTCTTTCCAATTGATTGATAATAAATATAAAAAAGAATTGTTAGAACAAACTCTTATGACTGAAGAAGATATAAAGAAATGGATGTATACCTTAGACTATAATTTCATGTCAGCAAAAGAAGCTATAAGATTAGGTATAGCCACAGAACTTAAATAATTGAACAAGGAAAATAAATAAATGGCTATAAGTCTTGAAATGAACAAAAGTTCGCCTATAAATTTTAATTTGACATTTCCTTTATTGCCAGTAAGAGGAACACTTGCTGCTAATGAAGAATTCACTTTGAATATTCATACAACAGTGATACCCGGAGTTACATTAGAAATGCTCGAAAGACGTTGGCAATCAACACGAGCAAATGCTACAGGTAATATGGAATTTCAACCGATGAATACGGGTTTTATTGTAGATGCTCAATTTAAAAACTGGCAATTACTTTTTGAATGGATGTCATATATAAATAATAATAAAGATAAAATGATAGAAGAACATAGTAATTATGGTGTCGATTCATCATTGATTGTGACAGATAATTTTCAATCAAAAATATTAGGAATTCGTTTTGTTGATATGTTCCCGATGGATTTGAGCGAAGTATCCATGTCATATAGAGAAGGTGAAGTAATTTTGGAAGCAAATATCACATTCATGTTTGATTACTATGAGATTGTAACAATATAGAAAAATATAAAATAAATAAAATAAATAATAATGAAAATATAACAGCTTTTCTTATTTTATAAGAAAATGATACTTAGGAGAAAAAATGGCACTATACTTATCACCATTGATTGACACAAATGAAATAGATTTGACAACAACAATTCCAGCAGTAGCAACATCTATTGCTGTAGCAGTTATCCGTGACCCATGGAAGGGGCCGGAAATGAAAAAACAATTAGTTACCACTATAGATGAACTAATAGAAACAGTCGGTGAACCTACTTCTGGTTCATATGAAGATATTCTATCATCAACAGGGTATCTAAAATATGGAAACAAACTTTATATGACAGCAGTATTTGCAGCCGATGCTCGTTTTGCTGGAACACATGGAACACTTGCATCAGCGGGAGATATGGAATCATATACAACAGGTTCAAGTGGGTCATTCAGATTAGATGACTTGGCTTCAGAAGATGCAGATGATTTTGGAGATGAAGATGCATTGGTATTTTCAAGTAGTAGAGAATCATCAGGAGCTAACATTTCAGTAATTTCAACAAGTCGTGGTAAGTCTGGAAATTATACTAAAATAGCTTTGATAGGAAAGAACACCTATAATACTATAAGAAACGGAACATCCACAGCAGTAGGTATTGGTATAAATTCAGATTTATATACTGATATTAATAATGTTGATGTAGCTTTTGATAGAGATTCTGATACAGAATTTTTAGTATTAGTAAAAGTTGCAGGACAAGAAGATATAGGAAAAGCATCTATACCTTATGCTGTAAAAGAAGCATGGTTGATATCAACAGATGAAAGAAAATTAGACGATGAAGGAACAAACATTTATTGTCAAAATTTTATAAATTCAAATTCAATGTATATAAGAATGAATTTAAAATCAACAGCTAATGGAACAGATATGAGTACTTTCTTTACAGATGATTATTATTCATTAGGTGGTGGAGTTAATAGAGCATCTACAACCGTTGCAGATGCGAATATTATAGAGGCTTATGAATTATATGAAGATGCTGAAGAAATTGACGTAAATATTTTTATTGATTCAAATAAATCAACTACAGTAAAACAAACTCTTATTACTATTTGTGAAGCAAGAAAAGATGCCATGGCAACGCTTGATGTTCCAAAATCATTAGTAGTGAACAATAGAGGACAAGAAGCAACAGACATGAGAGATTTTAGATTGGGGCTTCATGCTACAACAAACTTGAATGAGAATACAAGTTATGCCGCACTTTACGGAAACTGGTTAGAAATATATGACAAGTGGAATGGTAGATATCGTTGGGTTCCAGCTTCAGGACATATGGCAGGAATATTTGCTAATACTGATGATGTTTCCGACCCATGGAGAGCACCAGCAGGATTAAATAGGGCGATAATAACTAATGTAAGAAAACTTGCATTTAATCCAACAAAAGGACATAGAGATATCATGTATAAAAATGGTATCAATTCTATTGTATCTTTTGCTGGGCAAGGGAAAGTAGTTTGGGGTCAAAAAAATATGCTGGATAAATCTTCTGCATTCAATAGAATCAATGTAAGAAGATTGTTTATCATTTTAGAAAAAGCGATTTCACCAGCAGCTAAATATTTCTTATTTGAACCGAATGATACTTTTACGAGATTGCAATTAATAAACATGATTGAACCTTTCTTACGAGATGTTCAAGCACGTAGAGGAATATATGACTCATTAGTTGTATGTGATAGTACAAATAATACACCCG